CTGTAATATATGTCTTGTGGCTGTGTTGCTATTAGCGGCTGCTATTTTTTGTAGTCCAACTAAAGCGTTTTTATCTGGCATACTACCATCTCTAGCTTCATTAAGGCCGGTCACATCACGTATCATTTGCAAGTAATAATTATAATTTGTTATTAATGCTTGCATTTTATTACCACCACTACCACTAGTTATTTCTTGAATAGGCACTTTACCAGGGTTAATATCGCCTTCGCTTGTAAACGATCTACCAATAACACTACCTGTTTGGAAATACATATTTAAAGCTTCTTGCGGATTATAGTTTGTGCCATTACCTAAATCAACTTCAGCTAAGCCATCAGCATCTAAGTAAACACCATCTGGTACCATACGAGACATAACTTGTTGCAACTTTAAATGTGTAAGCTGTATCATGTCTGCAAAGCCAGTGGTTCTACTTACTAAGCTTTCTATTTTACCGTTATACATCCTTGGCGCTACAATTTGGTAATTCATTTTAACTTTTGTAAAATTACTTTTAGGACGCATCATGTTTTCAGACATTTCCCATTTAAGTAATTTCTGTGCGCCAAGCACATAAGCACCTTCGTATAAAGTTTCTATAGATCTTTGTAGCTTCTTAAAATTACCTTCAGTGCTTTCTGGAGGATTAAACGTATCATCTTTTTCTATAGCCTTGCTAGCGCCACTACCGACTTCTTTTATCTTATAAACTTCATTCATGTATGTTTTATAATCAAAGTATAAAACTTGAATTAAGTTTTTATCTTGCTTTCTGTAGTTTTGGCCTGACGTAGAATAGCTAGCTCTATTATTATAAGATTTATCTTGTATTTCTTGTAAGTCTTCGTCTTCTAAAAAAGGAAACTGTTTAGCTAGTTCATTTATTGGTACTTCTTTAATTTCACCAACATAGTATATATCATCAAAGTAAGGTGAGTCTGTAAACGAGTAAACTAAATCAGCTGGATCAACATACTCTACGGTAACACCTTCAGATGTGGTAAAACTATTTTTAACAGCTCCAATACCTAAAACAACTAAATCATAATAAAATCTTCTTGATATTAAATCATAGTTATTACCTTCTAGTAAAGTGTTTATAGCTTGTTCTTCTGCTATTTCTATAGCTTGCTTATAATCTAACTGCATGTGAAGCTGTAACTCTTCTTCAGAGTCTGGAAGCTCACTTAAAGAGCTCTTAGTAGTGTCAATACCTGTTTGCTGCATAATTGTAGCATCAAACTGAGCCATTTGCATGTCTTGCGCTACAGTTTGCATGTACTCTGTTCTTTGTTTAGCCCCGTGCTGATCTATAGAGTGAGCTTTAATATCATAAACTCTGTCAGCAATACCATTAACCACAATATCAACAAACTTAGGTATAATAGGTACAGGTGTCCAGTCAAGATTTAAATAGCTTAAATCACCATTTATTGAAAGTTCATCTTTGTATTTTTGTATTGATTGTTCGCCTCTAGCGTATAATCTTAAGTTATGAAAGTTGTTTTTATAGTTTCTATATTTACTATGAGAAGCTGAGTCTCTATAAAACCATTCAGACTCAATAGCTTTAGCTACTTTTAAACCATACTCGTAACTAAGTTTTTCAGCATCGCTTACAACTTGACTTGGAAAATAAGTGTTTATAACAGACTCTGCCATATTTTTATTTTATTAATTTTGATGCGCCTCCAACATTATCGTATTTAGCTATATTTATATTTAAAGGTGTTTTTATAATTTTTGGGTGTGGTCTGTACAAATGTCTATTGCAAGCCATAATAGCTAAACCAGAGCTTATAGCAGCATCAAACTTTGTTCTTTTGTTTATATCAAACTTAGCCCAATCGTTTAATGTTTCGTTAAAATATATATTACCATAAACACCGTCGCCTTTGTGGCCTACGTGATCGTTAATATACATCTCAATAGCCGCGGCATGAGCTTGTTTAATATCTTCGCTAGAGTTTGGTATACCACCAACTTCTTTTTCAGCAACAGATAACTTATTCCAAACCTTGTCCGGTCTATTCATACTAAAGCCTCTATATCCTCTACGCTTTAAATAGTATAATAATCTTGGTTTATTGTTTTCTGCAAGAAGTGGCATACCGTAAAAAACTAAAGCCATTAAAACATCTTCAAAAAATATTTCAGCGGTTTGAGGTCTTGCTATATATTCTAAAAAAAATGTGTTAGCAGGAGCATCTTCCATGCTAAACTTAGTTAATCCGTGTAGCGATCCTTTAGAACCTTTACCATCAACAGTACCACTAATATCGTAGCTGTCGCAGCCGAAAGCTCCCATGTGATCGTTTCCAGGATATTTAACTCCATTTTTTAATATAATTCTATTTTGCATGCCAGCTATTGGAAACCAGCTTGCTTTAAATCTTCCTTTTGGATCTGGGTAAAAAATAACTTGAGTATCTTTAACACCGTTAACCCATTGAAAATTACCTGTACTTATTCCTAAGTTATTAGTAATTCCTTCGTTGTAATCTATTTGTTCGTATATTTTAACTAAATTAAATATACTATTCTTTGTTTCATCTCTAAACGCATGCTCTTCAGTCCTTGGAAACTGCCTGTAAAACTCGTTTAACGCATCTTGATCGTTCTTTAATCCTTCAGCTTCGTTTTCCCAGTGGTCTACTACGCCAACGTCTATTAATTCACCGTGCGGTCCGAGTACATCATTATCTGGGTTATTAAAGACAGGCTGTCCGTATTCGTCAATAAATCCTTCATAGTTCCATTCCATTGGCACAAACAAAGAATATAAACCAGACTTTGTTTGTCCATTACGGTTTCGCTTTGTAACATCTGAATCATTGTATAACTTTTTAAAATTATCACCACCTTTGTCTAACGAATTGCTCGTTGAACCCATCATGCATTTACCAACTATACGAGCACCTAGCCTTAAACAAGTTTTAGTTACTCGCCAGTTGTTTAGAATATTATCAGGTCTCTCCCATTTACCACTTTCATCGTGAACTAACAAGCTAAGCTTTTCGCCATCATAACTGTTATCGCCTGTGTTTTTCCAATCAATAGTAGTGTCAAGTCCAACCAGCTCTTCCTCTTTTTCGTTCGCAGTAATTTTTCTACGCGTAAACTTACTTGCAGGAACCCTATAAGCAAGTTCACTTTTAGGTCTGTCCATACCGTCTTGTATCGGTTTAAAGAAAAACGGATAGTTGACAGATATTGGTACAACTTTATCGGTAAACATTTTTTTAGCATCAGCACCACTTTTTGATAGTATTCCATATCTAGAGTCACTTGATATAGTAGCTAAGTTAACTGTTTCTGCAGAACTCATGAACGAAAAACCACTACGTCTGTTTTTTAAGTAACACATGCCGTAGCAGCGTTTATCTGCTTTACATGCTTCCCAAAATATAAAGAACAGCCTGTTGGCTTCTCTAAAATCAGGAGCACCAACATCTATTTTACTCCATTGAAGATACATGTAATGACTGCCAGTAATATAAGTAGGCTTGTCATTATTCATAAACCAAAAGCCCTCGTCTCTGCGCTTGAACTCTTCGTCTATATAATCATACCATTGTTCTTTTGCTGCTTCTGGGTACGATCTCCAATCAAATATACTTTTTAATTTACCTAATTCTTTAGGATAATCAAATCTTTTCCATTTTCTTAACTTGTCTTCGTGCACGTGCACTGGCAACATTGGCAAAGCAATGCGCAGACCTTGGATCTCAAGTATGTCCCCAATTTTTCCAGTTTTGCTAATAACGACAATATCGTTTTCTTTATTATATCCATATTCCCATTTACGTTTTTTGTTAAGTCGACTTATAGTTGTCTTCTTAACTGGTTCAACAATTTTATATAAACTTTGATTGTAACTCATTTCGATCTGCCTTCCGCGAAGCCCTTAAATACTCTTTCTTTTTTCTCTTCAGATGTCTTTCCTTCCAGAATATTTTCTTCTTCTTGTACGCGGTTGAGTATTTCAAATGCATCAAATATAGCTAGCTTCTTTGTAGCCGCAGCGTTTTTTAGTCTATCAGCAGAAACATCATCATCTGTATTGGTAATGATTTGCTCTTGAGCTACTTTAATTAACTCGTCAACTGCTTTACGCCCAGCTAGGATTATACGCTTTTTCGTTTCCTTGGTATTCATATTTGATTGTAATAAATTTATTTAAAACTCTATATAATCGTTTGTTTTCAATAACAAACTCATAAGTAGAAAATGGTGTAAACCCAACAAGATCATTAACATTGAATCTTCCATCTGTATAAGTTACAATACCTATAC